TACTTGTAGCCAGAACTTTTGTAACTGGTGCCGTATCGCTTACTTGAACATTTACATAAACTTTAACATCTCTAGATTCTCCAGCTCCTGGAATAGTAACTGCTCCACCTAGATCTATATTCATGCTTTGAGAACCTGAACATTTAATAACAGATGTTCCTGCTGTCAAATCAATATATTGTCCTGTTGCTATTGCTCCACCATTTTGTGTATAACCATCTTTAGATAAAACAATAATATTTGCTTTTTTAATTGAATCTGTTAAAGCTGTATTTGATGTGTCATAAGGAAATGTTTCAGTTCCTGATAAAGAAATATCTAAATCTCCATCAGAGGTATGTAGTGTAGCATCAAACTCTTTTGTGTATTGGAAACTGTAATCGTATGTATTACCTGTATCAGATGCTAATGTTTTTATATTCTTATTAGGTATTGCAAATAGCATTTTATTTTGCTGTGTTTCTTTTATCTCTGCTATTGAACCTGTTAAACTAACATTGGCAATACCATCTACTACAGCGTTTTCATATCTTACACCTTTAACAGCTTGAAAATTACCTGCTGTCATTTTAACATCATATAGATATAAACTATATACTGCTGATGTAGCACCTGCTGTTCCACTGCTATATACTACATGTCTTGCTTTTGCTGTTCCTACTTTTGTTCCTGCTGCTGAAGATGCTCCGTTTTGTAGTGTGTCATATAAATCTACAGAAGCTCCACCATCTATATCCCATATCCCTGAAACATAAGTAATTGGTAAGTAATTACCAAATGATGTTGAAACTGGAACCCCTTCTCTGTTTTTAAATTCGTTTGGTTTTTGTAAGTTAATTCTTTTTGTTGTTGCTAATGATCTTTTGTGGCCACCTACATAACTAACACCAGGTGAAATTCCTAAACTTAATGCTAATTTTTTACCACCGCTTGCTGCTGTGTATAACCCATTTGTTTGAGTTGCATCTTTTAAATGTTCTCTGAGGCTAACTAACATGCCTCTAACTGTATAGTCTCCTGACTCGTCGTATGTTCTTTTTGCTAAAATGTCTCCTAGGCCACCTAAAGGATTGTCTTTTATTTTGGCTCTTACAGGACCACCATGTTGTATCTTAACATATACAAAAAAGTTTTCTGGTTTTGTGTCTGATGCTGTAAATGATTTTAACTCTACTGTATATTTAAGTCTATCTGCTCCAGGAGCATTATAGTTAAATGAACCTTGTGCAGGATCTAACAATGAAGATTCTGTTGCTGAACTTACAGTTGCTTCTGTTACAACAAATCCTATATCTACAGAAGATGTTTTCATGTATCTATCTGCAAGTGAAGAAATTTTATCTGTCTTAATAAATGTGCCCATAGCATAAATAATGCCTGGGTCTAAAATATATTCGTTTGTTGTACCTCTATAATGTTCTCTTTGATCTGATGATGAAGTTGAAGTATATGCAACAAAAGTATCTCCATTTCTTCCTGAATCTGTAGAAGTAACTGTTAGTACTTCTGATGTTTGAAACTCTGTATGTGTTGATGAACCGTTTGTATATTGGAAATACAACATTTTAGTTGCTGGTGCAGCACCTTGTGTTCCTGTTGCGACATTTGTAATTTGTGCTGTAAGTCCTGTTGTTCCACCTGTTATTGTGTCTCCAACATAATTTGCTAATGTATTATTATCTACTGCAACCGAGGAGTTGTCTGTATCAAATATCTTAACCCATTCTCTTGTCTTTACAGTTTCTGCACACCCTGTTACGACTGCTCCTTCTTGCAATACAAAACCAAAACCTTTGCCTAATTGATCTTGTAATAATGTTTGTATTTGTGTAAGCTCTCTTGCTTGTACGGCTACACCTGGTTTAAATAAAACCCGATGGAATTTATTAGAGTCGTTAAAATCGTCGTAATATGGTGATGCGTTTAAATTTAATGCCATTTGTTAAAACCTAATTAATGCCTTTATCTGTTCTACCTGGTCTGCTGATCTAATTATAGGACTTCTATTATCCAAATAAATTATTTCACCAGATGAATTCTTAACTTCTGGATTCGTAACACTATTTATACTCAGACTCGCTTTACTTTGAGTGGTATTTGTTAATGTTGATGTATCAGTTATTAGAGGTATTTCAGATGTTAAATAAATATTTTTGTTTGTTGAATCGATCTGTATTACTTTAAATTTACCGCCATCATTTGTTTCTATTTCATCATCTGCTGCGTAATCACTTACATCTGCTACATTTATTATATAACATGAAGTAGCTGTATTTGTTGTATAAACAACATTGGTTAAGTTTGTAATATTTTTTATTAAACCGATTTGTCTAAAATCATTTCCTAAAATTAAATCTCTATTATCATTGTCTGAGAAGTTTACAGTAATACCTAAATTACTAGCAAACAATTCTCTTGGTGCGTTAGAACCATGCCCACCCTGTGGTGATATAATTCCTCTTGCTGCTGCGTTTGTTCCTGGTGCCGATGTATTTGTAATAACAAGATTAGCATAAGAATATCCAGCTCCTGGATTTGTAACTCTAATACTTGTAATAGCACCTGTTGCACTATTTACATAAGCACTTGCTTCTGCTCCTGTGCCATCTCCTTGTACAGATACCTGTACATCTCCTTGTGCATAATCTTTACCGTTATTTGTTACAATAACCCTATCTAATGTTCCGCTTACTGCTGCACCTTCTACAGCACTTTGTAAAGGTGGTAAGGCATCTGCATCTCCTAAATTAACAGAGCCTGTTGCTCCTGAGCCCCCACCGCCTGTGAAGGATACAAAAGCAAAACTATAACCTGAACCTGATGTATTTATCGTAACACCTGTAACTTTTTGGTATGTGGCACTAGAATTATTTGTGTCTATTGTTGCTGTAGCTGTTGCAGTTCCGTCGCCGTCACCTTGTATAACTACTGCTGGTGCACTTGTATATCCTGAGCCTCCTGATGTAACAGTAATACTATCTATTTCTCCTGTAACATCGTGTGTAGGGTTGCCTGTTAATTTTCTAACTGGTATATAATCAGCATCTAAGAATTTAGTTTGATCCGATGCTGAGATTTGGAACATAAATTTCCAGTTATATTTGTCATCCAATTCAAATACACCTGTTCCTGTACTTGTTGGTTTGGTTGTTGATTGTCCGTTGTTATTATTACTAATACATTTGTAGACTTTAAACTCATCTGTAACTACAAAAAATGTAGAATCTGCTAATGTTGTTGCTCCTGATTGTGATTGATATGTAGATGAATAACTATCATCATATTCATCATATACTGTTCCACTTATCCAGTTTCTTCTGGTTGTAAGCAAACAAACATCTGCAGAATCTATTCTTTGTGTAAACATCATACCTCTTCTAAATTCTGAGATATAAGAGTCTGAGTCAATAGGAGTCTCCGGAACAGTATCATCTGTCCACGGAGATGTCCTACCAACAGCAAAGTGGAAATAGTCGTTATTATTCTTAATGTCCCTGTGGAACGAACGAGCTAATTCTACTCTGCCAAGTCTACGAAGTATTAGTGCCATTTATTTCCCTTAAGAAATTGTAATGGTCCAAGTAATTGTCATTGAATCACTTGCGCCTTTGTTAACTACTGAAAATACAGTACGACATAGCAATGTACCACTTGTAGCTGCGTTTAAAACACCTGCTTCTGTGATAGCGCCAGTACCTGTTCCTGCTGCAAATGCTGCAACATATTCTACTGTATTTGAGCTAACTGTTGTGCTTGTAAGAGCTTGACGGGCTGCTTCAGTTACTAGAGCTGTTTGACCAGCTGCTGCTGCAGTAGTTCCTGTTCCAATTGCCATGTGAGACATAGCATCTGCTGTTGCTTCTTTCATTCTAGAAGCAATAAAACCTAGACCTGTTGTAACCACTAGATTTTTTAATTCTCTAGTATCTTTAACATTGCCGTCTTTGTCTTTGATTTCAACTCTAAGTCCACCTGTGACTTTTAGTTCTTCTTTTTTAAACATTGTTATCTCCTAATTATGTTTATGTAAATGTCCAACCTTGTCCAACATAGTCTTCACTTAGGTAAGTAGGTTCTACATAATCTTGTATTGATCCTATACCTGTATCTGTTGCCGTTGCACTATCAGCTACTGCTGGTTTACTTAGTGCTTTAACTGCCACATCTGATATGTCAGCTACGCTGTTTGTTAGTTCTTTACTTGTATTTATACTGTCTAGAGCGTCAGAACCATTTAATGTTTCCGAAACTCCTTTATTTAATTGAATTGTATTTACATCACTAATTGAGACTGCTTCAGTCTTAGAATGTTGTGCATGTAATACAAATGCTTGTGTTACTGTTAGGGTTTCTGTAAAGTCTCTAGTATGACCTACTTGTAAGACGTCTGTTACAGATGCCCCGTCTGTAAATGTTCTATTGTATGAAGCTCCAGTAGCAACAATGTCAGATAATGAAACTGAATCAGTTAATCCTTTGCCTAATGAATAATCAAATTGTTCATCGCCTAGGCAATAGTTATCTGCGACTGTGCCATCTGTACTATCATTCCAATATCCATCCTCAACATATGGTTGATTACCTTGATCTGAGGCTGATATGGCTTCTGTATGTGTGCCTTGCGTAAATGCAATGCCATGATTTTCAGATGATGTAGCTGTTGTTGCTAAATGATAATCTATAACTTTTGCTATAGTTTCCGATGTATTTACTACATCTGTTGCTATAAATTTATAGACAATCAAACCTGTTGTTTCTACAATAAATTCTGGGTTAAAGAGTATTTCACTCCTTACAATAAGATCTCCAAACACCTCCATGCCTGCAGGGTGTACTGTGTCTCTTAGTTTTCTATCCCATGTTGTTTGTGCAACATTGGATTTAACAACATAAGAATATGGTTGATATCTTTTGTTGTCCTGAATTACATTCACATCTGATAATTTTCCTCTATCATCTTTCCATTTACCCTCATATTCAAAAAGGTAACCGGTTGCGATTGTAACTGTACATGTTTCTCCTGTTGGGGAAACTAATGGTATGTCTGTTGATGCGTTTAAGAATGTTGAACCAGGGTTGATAACTGTAAATGTTGCTGGAAGGCCTGCTGCTGTAACTGAGGTAATCCTTACATACGCATCGTTGGCTCCACCTTTAAATGTGTAGTCCTCTGCAAAATAACCTGTTACTGCATAACCCCTTCCATCATCTCCTGTTTCGTTTATTAAATAAATTTGTCCTACTTTAAATCCAGCATCTGTTTCTGAGCCAGAGTAGGTTTTAAATGTTACACCTGTTAATACTCTAACAAGGTATCCATATATATCGTTATTTTCATTTGCTGCACCATCATCTACAACATAAGATTTAAGTCCATCTGTTTCTAACTCTAATGTCGGTGCACTTGTATAACCACTGCCTCCTGCTGTTACTGTTACAGATGTAATAACTCCATTAATTACAGTTGAAGTAGCTGTTGCTCCTGAACCTGATGCGTGAAATAAAGAAACTATAGGTGCTGCGTGATAGCCTCCACCACCATTAGATACTGTAAATCCTGTTATAACACCTGTGGTTGCTGTAGCTGTAGCACCTGATCCGCCACCTCCACTAAATGAAATTGTTGGTGTGCTATCATATCCTGCTCCTGCATTAGTTATTGTAATGCCTGTAACAGCACCTGAGGTTATTATTGCTGTTCCTGTAGCAGTTGTTCCTGATGTAGGTGCTGAAAATGTTACTGTTGGAGCACTTGTATAACTTGAACCACCTGCTGTAATTGTTGTTGCTGAGACTGTATCCCAACCTGTAGCATTTGCTGCTCCACCTGCTCCTGGTCCTTCTACTGTTGTTGTAACTGTATCAAAATCTACAATCAACTCAAATCGTTGTAGTGTTAGTCCGTTTGTTTGGTATGTGTTCTTTTCTACTCTTTTTACTGTTGCTCCAAGAGTTTTTAAAATTGTTACTGAGCCTGTTGTTTCGTAGTAACGAATATCAATCTTTTTACCTGTAAGTTCTAGTGGTTCTTTTACACCACCATGTTCTGACTCTTGTAATTTAAGCGCTCGTTCTACATTATAGATACCGTCTGAAGGTTTAAGTGTGTATTGTCCTGGATATTCAACTGTTACTTCTTCACCGTATAATGTTCTAAAGAATGTTTCAATAGATCGTCTACTTCCTTTTGATTCATAAAAGTCTTTAGCTCTTTTATAAAAGAAATCTTTATTTGTTTTTATTGTTCTAGGAAAGTCAGAAGCTAAAGCTCTGCGCCACTTTTCTAAAAAATCTGTAGAAGCATAGTCTATATCACTACTGTAATTTAAAATACTATCGCCGGACTCTCCTGCTTGATCCATAAACTCGTAATATTTTTTAAGGAATGTTACAAATCCAGAATGATTTTCTTTAATGTGTGCAGGTACTTGATTATCTACTAAGTAAGAAACATTTCTATTTTCTATTGCTGTAGAACCCTGTGCTGCTGAGAGTGTTATTGTAGCTGTTGCTCCTGTAGCAGAAGCATCTAAAGCATTGGGCGTAATTGTAATTGTTGGATTAGATGTAAATCCTGAACCTGGATTTGTAATTGTAATGGTTGTAATTTCACCACTAAATACTGTTGCAACCGCTGTTGCTCCAGTACCACCACCACCTTCAATACTAATAGTAGGAATATTATTATATCCTGTTCCTCCATTAGTTAATGTTATAGATGATACATATCTATAATGTGATGGTATAAAGTCTGTCATTAGATCTCTTCTACTTCAGGTGTTGCTGATATTTTTAAACCTAGTTTTGTATTAACAGTCGCATCAAGAACACTATCATCTAAAGTTAAAACAACATTTCTACTTGGTTTGGCAACCACTGCTGCTGTAGAAGTATCAGAAGTTCTAACTAGAGCTTGTGTTGTAATATCTCTAACATCTCTTTGTGTTACTGCATTGATTCTTAAATTTGTTTCGGTTCCATATAAAGTATTAATTATAATTGCAGGTATTATAATTTTGCCTGAATCATAATCAATTGTTCCTACTTCTGAAACCTTTGTTCCGTCTAAAGCAATAGCATTTACTACACCAGTTCCTGAATATGAAGGAGGAACAACCGTTGAACCAGGAACATCAACTAGAGTAACTTTATGAATTACCGAACCTACTGTAAGATTAAAATATGAGGTAGTCAATTCCCTAGGTTGTAATTTTTGATTGAACATAACTGTATAATTTTTAGCTACATTAAATTCAGGTTTAATTCTTTTCTGTAATTTGTTTGTAATTCCTATTGTAATAATAGACTCATCACCTGCTTTAATGGCATCATGCAATCTTGTATTATAGAAACTCTTATTTAATTTATTAAGATCTATGTTGAAATAATTTGTAACTGCTGTGTTTACAACCGCTTCTATTTCACCTTTGCTTAGGGTTGTAAGTTTAGGATCGTATGATAAATTAATATCTAATCCTATATATGTAAACTCTGGATCTACAAATTCTGGTATGATAGCTACTGGTGTTTTAGGATCTATAACAGATGTTTTTATATTATCCTTATCTGATTCTGTTATTATAGAACCAACTACAGGATTTAAAGATATAAAAACTTTACCATATATAGGAGGATCGTTTTTCTCTCCGCCCCAAACAGAACATGATTGTATGTTTGAGTTACTTGATAATATAAGAGATTCATAGTCTGCAGATGTTACTGCCCTATCTCTTGTAGCATTGTGTTTAGGCGCATTATATCTTATCTCATCAATTGATTCTTTATAAGATCCACCATATGCTGATATTGCTGTTTTTAATGTAAGCTCTTCTCCTGAACTAGAAAGTGTTGTTCCTAGGACAAATGTTTTGGCAAAGTTAGATAAACTAGCATTACTGTTTATATAATCTACATAAATTATATTACCTGCTTTTAATTGTTTTCCTAATACATCATCTCCAAATCTTATTTGATATAAACCATCAGCTCCTTCCTCTACGAAGTAAACTTTGCTGTCTGCTTTAATATCTAAGATTTTTTCTGCTTTAACATATGTTGTAACTGTTAAATCCGAAGCAGATTCTTGTACTCTAACTCTAAGAGTTGATGTGTCTATTGCTAAATTAGGTATAACATAAGGACCTTGTAAAGATCCTTGAGAAACTACAAATTTATTTACTACTCTAAGTCCCTCTTTAATTGCTAAACTGTTAAAATTAAATTGTGTTTGTGTAGCAGATGATGCACTTTGTCCTGTGTACATACCATATGATAAACCAGAATCTATTGTTACGCCTTCTGCTTGATTTGTTGAAGTACCTAAAGTCTCTACGCCTTCGTTTATATTATCGTTAGGTATATAAAAACTAACTCCAGGATACTCTGTAAATGTATATGTTGTCGATCCTGAGTCTTTTGTGTTTGCTGCTTGTGCTGCCGTTTCTGTTAAATAAACAGGATAGTAATAGCCCTTAGTACCTGCTGTAGGTAAAACACTCGTCCCATATAAGAAATAAGGTCCTGCTCCGCCTGCTGTTGAAGCACTAACCGTTGTCGTATCTAGTGGATAAAATTTATAAGTGGCTCCATCTACTTGTGTTGAAAATGGTGTGTTTCTATTTATTTGTAATGTTGTAGATGTATAAGTTGATGGAGGAACTACTGTTAAATTAACCTTTGCTAATGCTCCTCTTCTTGATCTAGGAGTATATCCTAGTGCTTTTGCTATAGAAACTACAGACTCTCTTTTAATTGCTGTATCTATAAAATTTTCATTAGCAAGCATGTGTGCTAACATTCCGTTATAATGCGTATTATAAGCTAATATTTCTAATAGTATATTTAATCCTGAACCTTCAAAATTATAGTCTGAGAATTCTGTTTGTCCTTCAAGGAATCTTTTCAAGTTAGCTTTAATAGCATCAAAGTCTAATTCTGTTACATTTAATTGTGCCATTTTATCTTAACCTTGTTAAATTTAATGATAGTCCTTGAGGTTGGTCTACGCCTATTACCAAATAATGAATTCCTACTTCATAGAGTTGATTTTCATAGTTTGCTCTAACGCCTATATCTTTTATACTAACTCTAGGTTCAAAATTTTCTATTAGTTGTCCTATAACTATCTTTATTGATTGTTCTAATCCTGGCGTCATATGAGAAAACAACAATTCAGATAATGGTGAGCCAAGTTCAGGATGAAATTTTCTCTCATATGGTTCAATCATTAATAAGTTCATTAAAGATTGTTTAATTGCATTTGCATCTAATTTCTTTCCTATATCTCCTGACAAAGCATTTACATTGAAAGACAAATCAATGTCTTTATATACTCTGTTTTTACGCTGTTTCGTGTTCGTTGCCATATTAGTATTTATACATCACGGATTAAATCTATTGACTACAACATCATTAAATCCATTTGTTGCTGATGTACTAGGGCCTTCTATTATTAGTCTTAGCTTAGGTTTATTAAGTTTAGGTAAAGGATCTCCTAGTATTACACCTAAAACATCTATTTTAGGTATAGTTATAGGTGTTGCTTCTATAGATATTTTTGCTGGATTGTTAGGATCTGGAACAGCATTGGTAACTGCACTACATAAATTATCTAAATCTGCTGCACCTGAGGTTATCATATCTGATAAATCATCTATGGAGTTTATGTCTCCTAAGTCAACATCTCCCCACTTACCTTTAATATATTCCATTTGTTGTTTAACTTCTTGTACTCCATTAACACCTTGCATTACAAATCCTATTGCTTTTTCTACATCTGCTTGTAATGATTGTAATTCGGGAGGTAAACTTCCACCTCCTAGTATGGGTACATTGGCTAGAACTTTATCTTTTAAGGAATTAATTTCTCCCTCTAATTCATCTGCAAATTTTTGAGCTTCTGCAATACCAGGTATTTCATTTAATGTATCTTCTATCTTTTGATCTATTTCATCTAACTTGTCTGTTAGTTCTTTTGCTTTTTCTGATATTCCGCAACTCATCTTAGCCTACTCCTGAACCTGTATCTGGTTGTGTATCACCTCTACTATCATTACCTTGTGGGTGTACATGGCCTGTTAGTGTTACTTCAGGATCTCCTGCTTTAACTTCTACTGAGGCATCTAATGTTCCTGTTAAGTCTATTTGGACAGCACCATCATCAGGGTTCATAATATCTAAATTATCTACTTTTAATGTATCCTGTCCTTTAATTATATCTACTCTTGTTAAGTCTCCTGTAAGAGCAATCTCTTTCTTAACTGTGGTTGTATGTGTATCATCATGAGTAAATTTAGCAGGTGCCCTTGTTACCACAGTAAATTCATTTGCTTCACCGTCCTTGCTTGCTGGTTCATTCTGCATTATTTGGAAATTGTCTCTAGCTTTTAGTTTAATATTATTAAGAGACTCTACATTAAATCCAGTTGACTTAATAGTAAATGGCCCTCCTCCTGTTGACAATGTAAATCCTTTATTAGCTTCACCAACTTCTGTTGCCATTCCAATTCCATTAGTAACATTAAAGAAAACACCATAAGTTTCAGGCTTTTTAGTTCCTGGTGGAACACCCGCAACAACATTGTATAATTGGCCTCCAATATTATGAGACTGAGAACCGTTTATTTCTTTGTGTTGTGAACCTTTAGTTGCGTACACATCGTTACCTGGTTTTTTCTCACTTTGGCCTACTGATACATGTCGTTCTCCATGTACTGAATGGTACATATTTCCTTCCACTTCTAAATAGTAATCTCCTATAACTTTGTGTTTCATATTCTTACCAACTGTAAGATTGCAATTGCCTTGTATAAAGACATTACTGTCTCCTTCAATAACTACATTATCGCTTCCACTTACATAGGTTGTTTTAGAACCATCATTGTGTATCTCATACCATGTGTTTGCTGGATGAAATTCTGATATTCTAATATTGCCAGGTGTGTTGTCGTATTCTTTTACTATGCCTGAAATTGTTTCTGTAACTTGATTAAAAGGATATAAAGA